AAAGTTTGCACGTGTCTGCACTTGGTGAGTTAAGTTGGTAGCCTTGTGGCATGGCGAATCCTGCGAAACCTTTAGAAGTAAAAAGAGCTTTGGGCAATCCTGGTCAGCGTAAGTTACCTGATGTGAATGGGACTATTGCGCTTAGTTCTGGCAGGGTTGAACCGCATCAGCCTTTGGATTGGGCTGGGTTGCTTTTGTGGAATCGTGTCTTTGGTGCTGGGCAGACTTGGATTAGTCCGCAGGCGGATGTTGAGTTGTTGCTTTTGACTTGTAAGCAGTTAGATCGGCAGGTTGTGTTGGAAAGGCAGTTTGTTGAGAAGCCTGATGATTACCATGTTCATCGTCAGTTGCTTGATCTTGAGTCTGCGATTGTCCGTAATCTTAGTTTGTTGGGTTTGACTGTTGATGCTCGTTCTAAGTTGGGCTTGGCTGAGATTAAGGCTGAAACGAAAATGGAGCAGCTTAGGAAGCGTCAAGAAGAGCGTGAGCAGGTTGTTGTAATTGAATCAGTCGAGTAGTTGGCCGCCTGCTTGGGTTACGCCTTCTAGCCTTGAGTTTGGTTCTAGGGGTGCGGATGCTGTTGATTTTATAAATACTTTTGTTACGCTCACTAAGGATTCGATTGCCGGTAATGCGGGTGAGCCTATAAAGTTGAGAGCTTGGCAGGAACAGTTGCTCACTGAAACGCTTGAACTTGATGAGCATGGTTTGTTAAAGAAAAGGACTTGCGTTTGGGGATTAGGTCGCAAAAATGGAAAATCCGCCGTAATTACAGGTTTGGGATTATGGTTTTTGTTTAATGGGGATGAAGGTGGTGAAGTTTATTCTTGTGCTGCTGAGAAGGAACAGGCTCGTATTACTTTTGGTGATGCACGCAAGATTATTGAGCGTGAACCTGAACTTGCTGCTATGTGCAACATTTACAGGGATGTTATTGAACTGCCTGCGACAGGTTCGGTTTGGAGAGTGCTTTCGGCTGAAGCGTATTCTAAGGAAGGTTTGAACGCTAGCGCAGTTATCTTTGATGAAGTTCATGCCCTGCAGGATCGTAAGATGTGGGATGTTATGCAGTTGTCTATGGCTTCTCGTAGGCAACCTATGATGTTGGCTGCTACTACTTGTGGTGTGAAGTCTGATTCGACTGGTCAGGATTCGACTGCTTATCAACTTTACCAGTATGGGCAGAAGGTTGCGCGGGGTGAAATTGATGACCCTAGTTTTTATATGGCTTGGTGGGAAGCACCGCTTGAAGCCGACCATAGGTTAGAGAGTAGTTGGATTGCGGCTAATCCAGGTTACGGGGACTTGAATAGCAAGGCTGATTTTGAGTCTATGGTGAAGAGAACGCCTGAAGCCGAGTTTAGAACTAAGAGATGTAATCAGTGGGTTAGCAGTCAGAACGCTTGGTTGCCTACTGGTGTCTGGGACAATTTGAAGGCTGAAGTTGATGTTGATGATTTCGCTGATGTGGTTTTGGGTGTTGATGGTTCGTTTAATGGTGATACGACTGCGATTGTTGCTGTAACTGTTCCTAAGAGCAAGGATGAGAAGCCGCATGTTTGGTTAGTTCGAGCTTGGGAACGTCAGCCGAATGATGCTGATGATTGGCGAGTTGATACTTTGGAAGTGGAGCAGACTGTTATTGATTTTGCTCAGAAACATCCGAACACTAGAGAAATTGCTTTTGACCCTTTTCGTTGGCAGAGAACTATGCAGGCTCTAATGGATTTGGGTTTGCCGGTGGTTGAGTATCCTTCGACTTCTGCTCGCAGGATGGTTGGTGCTTGCCAGAAGGTGTTTGATTCGGTGACTGAAGCGACTTTGACTCATGATGGTGATCCGCTTCTTGCCAGGCATTTGGATAACTGTAAGTTGAAGATTGATAATTTGGGTGCGCGTATTGTGAAGGAATCTAGGGCTTCTTCGAGACGTATTGACGCGGCTGTTGCTTTTGTTATCGCATATGACCGCGCAACAAGTAAACTAGATACTGATATTGTGCCTGAGTTTTTTGTGTTTTAAGGATGAATTTGTTAGCAACGATTTTGCAGGCTAGTGGTGTTGTTATTACTGCTGTTGGTTTAGGTTTTGTTTGGTTTCCGCTAGGCATATTGGCTATTGGTGTGGGTGTCTTATTGTTTGGGTTGGCGTTAGATAAGGGTGGCGAGTGATGCTTCGTAATCTTCGTGGTGCAGAAAATCGGTCTATTTCGTTTCAAACTATTTGGGGTGCAGGTGATCTGACTAGTTTTGAAACTCAGTCGGGTTCATTTATTGATTACACTACTGCCTTAACAATCAATTCTGTTTGGGCTTGTGTGTCTTTGATTTCGGATACTATTTCGGCTTTACCTGTTGATTCCTATATTCGGAAAAATGGTATTCCTACACCTTTTAGACCTAGACCTGCTTGGGTGAATCGGCCTGATGCGATGATAAACAGTAATTCGTTTTGGCAGCAGTGCATGATTAGTTTGTTGATGGATGGTAATGCGTTTGTGCGTATTTTCCGCGACCCTATTACCGGTCAGATTCTTAGCATGATGGTTATGAATCCGATGAAGGTTTCTGTTTCTCGTAAAGCTAATGGAACTAAGCGTTTCACTTATACAGGTGAAGATGGTAAAGATTTGTCTACTGATGATGTTTTACATATCACAGGTTCGATTGTTATGCCTGGTGAGATTCGCGGTAAAAGCACTATTGATACTTTGAAAGAAAACTTTGGTTTGTCGATGAGCCTTGAGAGTTTTGCTGCGCGTTTCTTTGGGCAGGGAACTTCTCAGAATGGTGTAATCGAATATCCTGGTGCGCTTACTGCCGAGCAAGCTGATAATTTGTCTAAGAGTTTTGACCGCGCTCATAAGGGTTATCGTAAAGCACATAAGACCGGCATTTTGTCTGGTGGCGCAACTTTTAAGCCGACTATGGTTGCTAACGATCAGGCGCAGATGCTTGATTCTCGTAGGCTTGCTGTTGAAGATGTTGCTCGTATTTTTCGTGTTCCAACTAACATGATTGGTTTGAATGAGAAGGGTGCAACATCCTACAATTCAAATGAGCAGAACGCTATCAGTTTTGTTACTCATACGCTTCGGCCTTGGCTCGCAAAGTTGGAAGATGCTTTTAGTGCATTGCTACCTGATTTTGCTTATTTGCAGTGGAACACTGATGACCTTCTTCGTGGCGATTATGCGACTCGTATTGAAGGTTATGCGAAGATGCTTCAGAATGGTGTGATGTCCACTAATGAAGTTAGGCGTAAAGAGAATATGCCGCCGATTGATGGTGGCGATGTTGTTCGTGTGCCTTTGGCGAATGTTGATATTAGTGCTGCTGGTTTGACTGAGAATGAAACTAAGGTTGCGATGGCACAGAAGTTGATTGGTTTGGGTTTTGTGCCTGAAGATGTTTTGACTTCTCTAGGGCTTGACCCGATTGCTCATACTGGTTTGCCGACAGTGCAGTTACAGAATCCGACTACTATTCCTGCGGGTAGCTATGAAACAGGTGCATAATGCCGATTAGTCAAACTGTTTATTCTATTGGAACTGCTTTAACTCAGGTTGTTGCGCCAGATATTATGCCTATTCGAGCTACGCTTCATAATCTTGAGTCTGTTGCTTCTAGACAGATTTGGATTGGTGGCTCTGGTTTAGTTCAGGGTCAATCTGTGCATATCAATTCAGCAACTATCTTGCAGTTGACTCTTGATCCAGGTGATGCTCTTTATGCGGTGACTACTTCTGGAACTTATAGTCTTGGAGTGATTGTGCAGAAGCAGGACTGATGCCATATTTTATTTCTAAGTCTGCTAATGGTTGGGACACTATAAAGGAAGATGGAACTGTTTTGGGTTCTCATCCTGATAAGAAAACTGCTATTGCTCAGATGGTTGCTTTGAGTATTGCTGAGAAGATTCCTGCTGGTGGTGAGCGTGCAGTTGATGCGGGTTCTTATAGTCCCCCTGAAGGTGTTGCTGTAGCAGCTAAAAGGGCTTTGCAGTGGATTGCTGATGGTTTGGCTGGTGCTGGGTTTACTGATGTTGGTAGGGCTAGGGCTGTTCAGTTGGCTTCTGGTAAAGATGTTTCTGCTGATGTTTTAAATCGGATGTTAAGTTACTTCGCCAGGCATGAAGTTGATAAAACTGCTGTTGGTTTTGATAACAGGGATAAAGGTTTTCCGAGTGCTGGGCGTGTAGCTTGGGATGCTTGGGGTGGAGATGCAGGTCAAGATTGGGTTAATGGATTGGATATGAAAATGGCTAAGCGTGATGTTGTTGCTCAGGTTGGAATAACTGACTTGGATGATACTTTGATTGTGAATGGTGCTTTGCATCAGGATTATTTTGATTGGCTTGACCATCAGAATGTGAAGCTGTATGTGGTTACTGGGCGTGATGAATC